TTGTTCAACGGGATCACAGCCTCGCTGTCCCCGGCCTCCCCGATCATTGCCAGCTGCGCCGAGGTGACCACACCACCCTTGGCGAGTCGCACCCCGTGTTTCGCCAGCGTGTCCAACGGGCTCTGCCCGGACGTGTTGTACTGCCGGGGGAAGTTCTGCGACAACTCGAAGTGCAGGTGAGGCCCGGACGAGTGCCCGGTCGTACCCGTCCACCCCAACAGTTGCCCGGCCTCGACCTCCGCGCCCTTGCTGACACCGGGCGCGTACGGCTTACCAGCCCGCAGGTGCGCATACCGGGCGAACCAGTTACCCGTGTACATGACGATCGTGTTGCCGTACGAGTAGGAGGCGTTGTTGTTCGCCTCCGGCCCCAGCACAGGCGTGCGCATGTCGACGATCACACCATCAGCGATGGCGTAGATCGGTGTGCCCAAGCCTGCGTTGAAGTCACCGGACTGGGTGCCACCGTGGCGGGAGAACGAGAACGCGCCATGCATCGGCGGCCCCCAGTCACCCTCGCCGATGACCTGCGGATACCCGGAGAAGTCGATCGGGCCGCCAGGGGACTTGCTGGCCTGCCGGGATGCGCGCTGCGCGGCACGGCCCTTCCGGTCGATCGCGTCACCGATCTCCCACAGTTTCAGCCCGGAGTTCTTCGACGCGGAACGCTTCGTGGGATCGCCGGCGCCGACCTTCCCGCCGAACGTGTTGTACCAGGCGTCAGCGTCGGCGTTACGGTCCCCGGAGATCCCGAAGATCTCGTAGTTCGCCCCGAAGTAGTTCGCGGCGTCCTGCACGCTCTTCGTGTTACGGAACTCCGCATCGGACCAGCGGCCGTCAGTGAACGTGCCCGTGTTCATCTCGTGACGCATGTAGCCGTACTGCGTCTCCAACTTCATCGGGTTCATGCCGCGCTTCTTCGCCCACGCCTTCAACCCTTCCCAGCGACCACCCTGCGACCATTGGGCGATACCCATGCCGGGGCCGTCCGGCTGGTCAACTGTCGGGCTGAACCCCGACTCCTGGTCGATGTTCCCCAGAATGCCCGCGGCCTGCTCTTCGGTGTAGCCGTCGGCCAGCAGCGACTGCCACAGCCACTTCGCCGCCGCGTTCGCGGTCTTCTTGTTGTTCCCGCCAGGGACGAACGAGTCGATCTTGTCCAGCGGCCCGTACTTCCCGATGACCTCGAACAGCGCCTTCCACTTCTTCGACATGCCGCCCCACAGGTTCCCCTGCCCGTCCCATGCCTTCGACACCGGACCGCCCACACCGCCGCTGTGATCGGTCATATCCGACCCGGCGCCAGTCACCGTCATGCCCGACGGCGCCGACGTCAACGACTTCGACTGCCGCTGGTTCGCGGGGTCCTTCTTGTTCGACTTCGGGTTCTTCAGATCCGGCGCCGACTGCGGCGTCGAAGTCTTCGAGTCCTTCGTCTGCGCGCTGCCTGTCGTCGCCGCCGACGTGAACGCCGACGCAGGCCCCGACGTCGGCGTGGACCCGTCCAACGCGAACTGCTTCCACGACTTCTCCAACCACTTCATCGCAGAATCGGAACTCGACCGCACATTCAGCCACTCGTCAGCCGACTTGGAGCTGATGTTCTCCATCGCATGCCCGGTCGTCGACTCCCAATCAGCCGAACCGCCCTCCACCACCTTGCTGATGTTGTGCATCAACTTCTTCTTGTCACCGATGAACTCGAGGTCCATGTCCCGGAAGTCCTGCAACTGCCGGCGCATGTTCTTCCGCATGTCGCGGGCCTGCCGGTCCATCGTCCGGTTGAAGTCCTGCCTCGACCTGTCCATCGACCTGCGGAAGTCCTGCTCCGAGTTCCGCAACGACCTGTTCAAGTCCTCGCCGCTGCGGCGCAACGACTTCTCGTAGTCCTCCTCGTAGCGGCGCGTCGACTGCTGCTCGTCGCGCACACCCTCCCCGGCCCGACCGGCACGGCGCGCCGCACGGTTAGCCTGGCGGATCTCCGCCTTCGACGAGTTCTCCATCCACGACACCCGCTGCGCGTTCGCCGGATTAGCCAAGTCGAACGTGTCGATCGCCTGCTGCGACAGGCCACGCTTACGCAACTTGTCGATCGTGTCCAGCTGCCGTTCGATGAACTTCGTCTGCTGGTCGATGTTCGACGACATCGCCCCCATCGACCACACCTCTTGCGGCTGCAACACCTGGAACGGCTGAACCATCCCCTTCGCCGTGTCCTCAGCCATCCGTTTCATCTGGACGTTGTGGTCCTCGGCCTGGCGCTGAATGCCGATGTTGTATTCCTCGAGGGTGCGTTTGCGCTGAATCTGGTAGTCCTCCTCGGCGCGCGCACTGGAAATCTGGAAGTCCTCTTGGGCCCTGGACACGCCCAGGTAGTAGTCCTCCCACGCCCTGTTCGTCGACTTCTGGAAGTCATAGGTCTGCCGGGCGCGGCTCTGCAACCACTGCGTCTCTTCGGCCTCGATCTGCTGCATCTGCGCCAGCGCCTCACCAGCGCGGGCCTGCGACTCAGCATCGTCAGGGTTCTGAATCGCCATCGCGTACTGCTGGCGGGCCATCGTGCCGCGCATCTGGCGCTGCTGCGAAGCCGTCATCGTCCGCTGCATCTGCATCGGCACCAACTGCTGATCCAGCAGTTGCAGTTGGGCCTGGTACGACTCGCGTGTCGCCTGATCCATCGGCTTGCCCGACGTCAGGTTCTGCATGATCCGCTGGCGCTCGAGCATCGCGTTGCCGGAGCCCTGGACCGCCCGCTGCGCCGCCTGGAACTGCAAGATCGGGTTCTGCGGGGCCTGGTTGGCCACGCCCTGTGCCGCCCCGGCCGTTGTCAGGCCGTTCGCCGCCAACGCCCGGGAAATGTCCGTCGTCGACGGCGTGCCGCCGCCCACACCCAACTTCTCGGCGTACTCGGACTTCGGCCCGTTGCGCACAATGTCGGCCAGCTGGGCCGGGGTCAGCCCCATGCGCTGCGCGGCCTGAAGGAACTGGGCCGTGTTCTGCCCAGCCAGCCCCTTCAAGTCCTGCGCCTGTGACAGTTGAACGTTAGTGACCGGAGTGGTCGACTCCTTCATGATCTCGTCGCGCACCGTCGACAGAGAGTCGCCTTCTTCGCGGTCTACCGCGACACGGCCAGCGCCGGGGCGCTTCTTGTCGAAACTGTCGGCCGTCGCACTCGCGTACTCGGCCGCACGCTCACCAATGACACCCCGCAGCGCCTTCGTCCACGACTCCTCGTCGAACGTGCGGTTCTTCAGGTCGTCGAGCATCTGCTTGTCGAACTCGTCGAGCAGTTCGGTTTGCTTCTTCGCCCGAGCGCCAACACCACCAGTGCTGTACGCCTCCTCGAGCATCGCCCGCGCCTGGTCCGCCACGCCGCCAGCGGCCTCAAGGTTCTCGTCCTTACCGCCGTAGCCGGCGTTGAACCCAGTGAGCTTGTACCAGGGCTGACCGCCCTCAGCATCAGAGGTGATCTGGTTCATGGCCTGCCCGAGCGCACCCGGAAGGTTCTTGCGCGCGTCGAGGACCTGCTGGCCGATCTGGTTGGCCTCGATCGAGCCGCGCTGACGTGCCACATCGTTCATCAACTGCGCCATCAGCTGCGGTGACTGCGCCCCGCCACGCGCAACAACCATCGACAGGATCTCGGCCTGCGACGCGTCGTCGGCGATCTCCATTTTCGGCTCACCCGAGCCGGACTGGTACTGCTCGTTGAGCCACGACGCTCGACTACCCGAGATCGACACCGCCTCGGACCACGTACTGATCGCCTCCGTGGCCTGCTCGACCTGGGCGTTGAAGTCGAACAGCGGCTTGAGCGGAACCCCGTACTTCTCGCTCGCCACCCGCGCGGCCGACAAGGAATCGTCCTCGGCCATCTCCCGGTACTTCTTCGTGTTCGACCACTGCGAGTAGCCGTACACGCCCAGCCCGACCGCCCCAGCCACACCTGCTGCGACAGGCAAAGTCGGCCCCAACGCCGCACCGATCGACCCCGCAGTCGCCAACCCTCCCATGCCCAGCGACTTGAAGAACCCGCCTGGCCCCCAGCCTGCGCGCAACTGTGCATTGGCCGGCAACTGGCTAGCCCGCAACTGCGACTTGTAGAACGACTTCTGCGCCACGTCGTCCATATCCGGCGTGATACCGCCAGCCGCGGACGACATCGCCCTGACAAGCGCCGCCTCGTCCCGGCCGAACATCCGACCCAACTTGCCCGCCCGGATACCCGACTTCTCCGAGGCGTCCTTCCACGCCTTCCCCATGCTGTCGTACGGTGTTTGGCCGCTAAGCGCCTGCATCGGGGTGAGCTTCGACCAGTCGGCGGACTGCCAATAGAACATGTCCGAGCCGGCAAGGGCACCCTTGCGCAGCATGTTCAGGCCCTTACCGATCGCCCCGCCAGGCATGATGTTCGACGCGAGAAGCCCCATCCCGCCGAGCATCGCCAGCTGCGGATTGTCCATCATCGACCCGGCCAGCGCCATACCGCCCGCGCCCATCGCGATTTTGCCCCGGTTCGCGCCCATCCAGGTCAGGCCACTCTTCATCCTTTCCCGGCCGGACTGGGGGACCGCGCCGATCAGCGAGTTCGCCGCACCGATACCAAGAATCGCCGTGCCGGCGCTCTTCGCCAACGTCAGGCCACCACCGGCAGCCATCAGGACGCCTGTGATGCGCTGCACCCAGTCGTTGTTCACGACGTTCGTGAACGCCCCGCCAACCGCGTTGGCCTGCTTCACCAGTTCCGTCATGACGTTCAGCAGTGGCCGGCCCGCGGCCTCCGTCAACTGCTGCATCGTCTCCACGGACTTCGACATCTCGTCGTTCAGCCCGCCGAACGCCGTCTCGGCGCCCTTCTGCGTCGACCCGTCACCGAACCCCGACGCGGCCTCGTTGACCATCTTCCGCAGATCGCCTGACTGTGCCACAGCCGTGATCGTCTTCAGAGTGCGCGGCCCGTCCATGCCTAGCCGTTCAAGAGTGCGCAGCGAATCGGCGCCACCCTTCGAGAACGCGTCGAACACGCTCAGCACAGCCTCGGCCGGGTTCGACTTCACCAGCGACGTGAACGCCTTCGACGTCATCCCCACCGTGTCGGCGTAGATCTGCAACTCGCCGGTGCCCTCACGCGCCGACCGTTCCATGTCGGACAGCATCCGGTTGAACACGTTCGCCGCCAGGTAGCCCTCCTGGCCGGACTTCGCGAAGCCTGCCGCGAACCCCATCACCTGCGTCTGCGTCAAACCCAACGTCTGCCCCAACGGGGCGATCGCATTCGAGAAGTCCGAGATGCCCGTCGCTGACGCGCCGGCCTTACTCGACAGCCTGGTCAGTGAGTCACCGAACCGCGCGGTCGCGGTCGGGTCGAGCGTGCCGAACGTGCGCTGCAACTGGGCGAACGACTGGGTGAGCTGCGGGCCCAGTTCGGCGTTCGCCGCGCCGATCTTCGCCATCGTGCGCGCCAACGGCACCAGGGCCTTCTCGCTAGTGACACCCATGCGTTGCAGCGCGTCAACCTGCTGCACCGCCATGTTGATGCCACCGGGCAGATCGCGCGCCATCTGGCGGATCTGCATACCCACCTTGTCGAACGACTTGCCGGCCACCACCGTGCGCGCCTCGAGCGCCGACAACTTCTGCTCATACGCCGCGGCCATCTGCTGCGCATTCGAGAAGGCCTGCTTGCCCATCGCGACACTGCCGACCATCTTCGTGGTCGCCACACCCAACGCCGCAATGTTGCCGGCCAACGTCTGCGAGGCCTGGCCGAAGTTCGCCGTGGCCGTGACCATCTCGCCAAGAGACGCAACGTACTGCGAGTTGTCCGCGGAGTACGTGAAGTTCACGGCAGTCATCAGCGCCGCCTCCTGTTCAGGCGTTTAGGTGATGCCATAATCTCAGTTGCGCGCCGCTTCGGCACCAGTATCATCCTGGCGCCCAACGCGGTGTCCGTTTCCTCCTCGGCCGCGTACAGCACTTTGCACCCCTGGCAGACATGCTGCATCGCCTGATAGGCGCCCCGATCCTCTTCCCACTCCCAGTCGGACGTACCACACGACGGGCAGCGTTTACGCGACTCGAGCAGCGACGCCAGCACCTTCGCCCGGTCTACCGGGGACCACGACAGAAACTCGGAGTGGGGAATGCCTTTGTCCGTACACCACTCCAACTCCATCGCGAAGCCGGCGTCGTACCTCAGTCGCTCTGAGTGAAAGGGATGTCCAGGCCCTCCTGGTTCAAACGCACCAGGCGGCTGAACATGTCGTACAGCTCGCCGCGAGACCAGTCCGGGGACGTCCACACCTGTGTGGCTTCCTCCACGCTGATCTGCGGGTCCATGCTCGACGCGGCGATCAGCGCAGGCGGGAACGTGTCAGCGTTCCACACCCCGCCGTCTTCCTTGTCCTTCTTCGTCGGCGGGTGCTCGGCCAGCAAATCGTCGTAGGCCTTCGCGCCCAGCGCGCGGAACAGCATCGTCGCCTTGCCACCATCGACCGTCACCTCGACGCTCGCCGTGCGCGGCGGCTTCTTCAGCAACTGATCCAGCGTCGCCCGTTCAACCTTGCTCTGGGCAGCCTTACTCGCAACCATCATCCAGCCTCCATTCTGTGATGACGAACTTACCTCATCAGGCTGCTACAACCGCGTCTTCCGAAGGCACGATGTTGACAGCGGCCTGCACGGTGAACGTCTGCACCGTGTTCGAGGACAGCGGGCCGGCCTGGCGGCTGGTGATCTCCACCGGCCAGATCTCCACGTTGTCACCGGCGATCGGCATGGGGTCGTCGCCAGGAGTGAACCCCTCCTTGAAGCGAGACACGACGAAGTAGCCGCGGGTACCGCGCACGAGCGTGTCCCAGGCCACGTCGCCGGCGTCGTCGTCGTCGCGGTAGAACTCCGCGGAGAACGTGGCGCTGACGGTGCCTGCGATGCTGCGCTCGAAGCGGCTGCACAGGTCGGGGACGGGAATCTGGTTGCCCTGAGATGAAGCGTTGATGCTGGACACGTAGCACGTCCAGTCCTCAGCGGCAGCCACCCAGGCAGCCGTCGGGGCGTCAAGATCGGCGGGAGCGGTTGCCGACCACCCGATCCAGCTTGTCTCGTTGGGAATGACCCTTGCCATTGTGGACTCCTTCTGTACGGACGCCTCAGATACTAATGTGACCGCACACGCGGCGCACGTTTCACCGAACCGGAACGCAGTAGACGTCGAACGAATCCGTCATCCACCACAGGTCAGGCTGCACCTGGCCCTGCTTACGAACCGCCCCGATCGACGAGAACGACACATGCACCGCCTTGAACCCGGTGAACTCCACCGGAGTGATCCCCTTCAACGCCTCCCGAATCCGATACGACAGTTCGTCGCACGTGTCGCGGCGCACCGCGTAGGTGCTTAACGTGTAGTTCGCCGAGAAGTCCTTGCTTGCCTGCGCGGTCACCGTGCGCGAGATACCCTGCGCCGCACCAGCCTCCAACACCCCGAACGGGACGTGCGACCCGACGTTCGGCGTGCCCTGCGGCCAGCCGCCCTCCTTCGGTGGCTCCCCGTCACCCACCGGGATGTCAGCCAGCCGGGCAGCCGTCAACAGAATCCCTGTCAGCTCGCCGCGCCTCATGGCTGCACCATCCTCTGCGCGCCGGCCTGCGCCCCCGCGGCCTTAGCCTGCGCCACCTGCGACACCTGGGCGCCCTGCACCATCACCGTCGCCTTCTGTGCGCCGCTCCACACGCTGCGCACCAGTACGGCTCTTCCCGGCGAAACCTGGCCCAACGCTCGAGCTGACGCCTGGACCGCCGCATCCACCGTTTCGTGCGCTGCAACGGGCGCGGCCGCACGTTTGGCTTCCAAGTCACGCTGCACCGCCTCCAACTGCTGTTCGCCGCTCACGGCTCCTCCACATACGTCCACTCCGCGAACCGCGCCGCACCAGTCACCTGATGTCTGCGCAGAATCGGGAACTGCCCACCCGAGTCGACCGTCACCACCCGAAACCAGCGGCCCTCCACCAACGGGTCCGGATGCTCCACCACCTCGATCATGTCGTTCGCCTGCGACACCAACGCCACCCCGCCCACATCCATCGGTGTCGAAACGTACGTCGTCGAGAACACCTGCTCCTCACCGGCATAGTCCAGTTGGGAATCGGACAGGTTGTAGACCCTGGCCGGCCCCGTGTACAACACGCGCAGCAGCTGGGTGGTCTCTGTCGGATAGATGCCTGTGTCCACGAACGGCTCCGGGTGCATCTCCATGCGTGAAATGACCACCCGCGCCTGCATGTTGCGTTCGGCGTACCTACGGGCAACCTTGCGCGCCCGGGCGATCGTGTAGCCCAGCGGCTTGACCTGCGTCCCGGTCAACATCAGCCATCACCGCTGACCAGCCCACTCGAATACCAGGCGTAGTCCGACGGGTCGTAGTCACCGTAGTCGGCCCGGCCGGCCTCAATGTTGTCCATGAACCCGACCCCGAAGATCAGCGGCTTGATCGACTGGTCCTTGTACTGATCCCACATCACCCCGCCCAGGTCAGGGAACGCCCCAGCCGACAGGTCTTCCTTCGCCTGGTCGCGCAACTTCGACGCCAGATCGCGGTACTTCGACGCCAACTCCGACGTGCCCACCGACACCCCATCAGCAGACACCGACACCTCACGGGCGAACTTCGCCGAAATCACCTCGGCCGCCATCGCCGCCACGAAGATCACCGAAGGGTGCACCGGCAGAAACTTGTCCAGCAGATACGTGATCTCGCTGTCAGACAGCAGCTCGTCGCTGACATCCGTGTCCTGCACCCAGAACCGCACCGCGTCTTTGTCCGAAGCCGCAGGACCGGCGTACGTCATTACGCACGCTCCCGAGCCTTCTGCGCCCTAGCCTTGGCCTCGAGCTTCTTCTTCCCCTGCACCCGGTTCGCCACATACGTGCCACCCGCAGCACCAAACGCCGTACCAACACCGATGCCCGCACCAAGCTTCAGCCCGGTCTTCACCGCGCGGCCTTCCAACTCGCGGGCCATGCTCCGCCCGGCCTGCTCACCCACCTCATCGGCGTACCGCGCCAAACGAGGAGACAAACGGCCCTTCGACACCCCACCGGCGCCATACGCCTCAGCCACATCCGACAACGAAGCCATCACGCACTCCTTCCGTGTACCCCGGCCCGAGGATCCCTGACCCCAGGGCCGGGGACCACAGCACACCCGTAATGGAGGATACGGGAGGTTCCACGCCCGAGCACAGCTACTGCGCTTGCGGGTCGATGATTGCTTCCAGCGCCGTCACGAGAGTCGAACGCGGCGTCTGCGCCGCATTCTCCACCGCCAAAGCGACAGTTGCCCTCAGCACGCTGAAACCAACCCAGTCCAATACCTCTTGCACAGTGCCATCAGGCACATCCGCCTCAGTCGGCGCCGCAATGATGTCTTCCAGAGCGATCACCAGCGCAGAACGCGGATCGCCCGGCAGCGCCTCCTCGGCGTCCAGCGCCAAAGCAGCCCTGTCAGAGTCCTCATTCACCCACGCCAAGATCTCTTCGACACTGCCCACAGGCACATCCGCGGCGTCCAGCGGGTCAGCATCAGCCACCTTCGCACGGATACCCACAGGCACATGCCGCGCCTGCTTACCCGTCGACGTGAACGGAGGAGTCGCAGACCTGATGTAGTTGTTCGACAGCAGAGCATCAAGGTTCCGCAGCCCCGCAACCACATCGGCGTCAATCGAGTCACCCGGCGCATACTCCGCGCCAGCCAACTTCAACTTCCGCCCTGCGGTGAAAGGCCCCAGGATCCGGTACCGCAACCCACTCATCGGGGCCTCCCTGTTAGGCGACGGCAGCGTCGATGAAAACGCCCATGTCCTTGCAGACAACGTGCTGGTCGTACGTCATCTCCGCCTCGATACGGTCCGAAGCGATCTGCTCCATCCGGAACCGCTTCACACGGATGCCCTGCGCGTTACCGCCCAGGTAGCCGTTCCACGTGAACGTGTAGCCGGCCGCCGGGGTCTGAAGACCAGGCGACGCAGGCGTGTGCAGAAGCAGCGCGCCCTTGGCCGGGGTGATGAAGTCGTACGTCGCCGTCTCCTCCTGGGTGCGGGCGTCCGTGGTCTCCGGGCCGTCACCGATGGTGGCGTAGGAGGTGAACAGACGGTTCACACCGAACAGAGTGGCGATCAGGTCCTCCGACACGATCCCGCGCTGGGTGTACTTGATCCGCTCGATGATTGCAGGGTGCTGCTTGAGCTTCTGCATCGTGTGAGCGCCCAGCACCATCACGTTCGGGGCCTGGCCGGTCAGCTTGCGGAACTCGATACTCCACTGCGACACATCGTCCACCGGGTCCGAATCCGCGTCGTCCCACTGGGTGAAGTCCGTGCCACCGGTGTACTCGGTGTCCCACACGCCAGCCTTGAAGTATGCCGCGTTCCAGTCCAGGTCCCGCTTGAGCAGCAGCTGGTTGGTGACGAACTCCGTCGCGTCACGGTCGAGGTTGTAGATCGAGTCGGCGTTCGAACGGGTCTGGTCGTCCACGTCCTTGTGCACGCCGTACACGTGGCAGAAGTACTGCCCGTGGTCGGTCTTCCAACCGACACCCTTGGTCTCGGTGCCCGGCGCACGCTTCTCAGCGTTCGTCCGACGCCAGTCGAGCTTGCTGTACTTGGTGTACAGATCCGACTGCTTCTTCACCGGAACCTTCGGGAACACCTTGTCCGCGATGTACGCGGCCGAGTTCTGAAGATACGCGATGCTCACGTTCGTCAACGGAACGTTGACGTGGAGATCGCTCTGAGTGGGGCTTGGCATTTGTCCTCTACTCCCTTACACCAGCAGTACCGGCACCAGGGAACCTGATGCGGCGTCCTGCAACGCGACACCGACACCCGAGCCGGCAGCGGCCACAACGGCCGACCCCGCTGCACCGGGCTTGACTTCCTCACCGGCGTCGATCTGCTCCCCGGCGACCACGTTGGTCACACCGCGAATGCCGATCGTGGCTGCGCCACCGGCCTGCTGAGGCTTGTTCTGAAGCACACCGACCACCCGGTCGGTCGCTCCTGCAAGACCGGCGGTGTTCCGCCCGGTCACCTTCACGAAGTGGTACTGCTTCCCGCCATGCGGCGAAGCGGATCCCGGCAGGCCAGGAGGGCCCGTGTAGATCCCGATGCTCGAGTCCGCCTCAAGGGTGATGGACCGTAGCGACTCTTCGTAACTCATCCCTAGAACCCGCCGTTCTCTCGAAGGTACAACTCGTAGGCCTCGGGGTTGGCCTCGAAGAGCATCGTCGACGCCTCGGCGTGGCTCACCCCACCCTGGCTCTTGCCCACGAGCTCGTCAGCGTAGGCGTCCACCTGCATCAGCACGTCGCTGTTGTCGGTGTCGCCCAGGGCGCCGATCTCGTCGAAGATCTCGTCACCCATCGCGGTGAACAGTTCGTCGAGCACGTCGAGCTGGTCGCGGTCGAGGACCTGCGCAGCCGACTTCAGGATCTCGCCGAGCACGAACGGGTCGACCGGAAGGTTGTACTCGGCCGCCTTGGACACGAACGCCTCGAGCGCCCGCTCCTCGTGAAGCTGCTCCGCGTAGGCGATGGCCTCTGCGGCCTGCGCCTGGGCCTTCTCGATCTCGTCGCCCATCGTGGCCGCCATCTTGAGGGTCCGCTCGTCGCGGTCCGACTTCGACAGTTCCTCGACGAGAACGTCGCCGAGGGACTTCCGCAGCTCGTTCGCGCCGTAACCGGCGCCTGCCGCCACCGGCACCGAAGCGATGGTGTTCCGGTTGCGGCCGGCGAACTCGCCAGCCCGCATGAGGCGGCTGCGGTCGTGTCCGGTCGTCTTGCCGTTCTTTACGGTCTTGTAGCCCGCCTGGCGGCGCATCAGTTCCGCAACGTCCGCGGACCACTTGCCACGGCCGACCTGGTAGCCGGCTTGGAGCGCTTCGCGCTTGCCTCCGGACTTCCCGACAGCCTCGAGCTCTTCCTCGTAGTAGCCGTCGAACTCGTCCTGGTCGGAACCATCGTCCTCGACCATCACGTACTCGTTGCCGTCGGCGTCGTAGGCAAGGTCCCCAACTTCAAGATCTTCGAAGTCAGCGGGATCGCCGTTGCTGTCGTACAGCTCAACGCCCTCTTCGTAACCTGGCATTGCATCCTCCTGTGACTTCGAGAACAGTATCGAAGCGTGCTGGTTGGCCGCACGATCGACAAGGCTGATCTCGTCGATCTCCATGTCCCGCAGTTTGCGGACGCGACCGGTCATGGTGCTATTCATAGCCGATAGTCGCTGTCGGCGCATCACTTAGTGCCATGCTTGCTGCGATTCGTTGCGGCCCATCCGGTACGAGCGCTGCGCGATGTACCCACCACCACCCATCAGCGCGGCCGGGATGACCAGTTTCCCGCCGTACCTCTTCGGCACCTTCTTCAACCGGCGGGCGATGTTCTTCGGCGTGGAACGCGTCGGTTTCGACACCCGCGGGGTGACATACGCCTCCTTGAACGTGGTGCCCTTCGGGATGTCGCGCCGCGTCTTCGCGTTCAGGATGTTGCGCCCAGCAACCCCCACGCCCAGACCAGCCATGCCAACCCCACCAGCGGTCGCAAGACCCTGCTGGTAGCTGCGCAGCACGCTCTCCCGGTCACCGGCCTTGTACAGCTCCACGCCTGACGACATCCCCGAGTCGAACTTCTCGATGTTGCCTGTCTTCTTCGCCTTCAAGTTCTTCTGCTCCCTCGCGAAATACGCCGCCGACTGGGCGTCCAAGCCGGCGTTCAACGCCTGACCGCCCACATTGACCGCCCCCAGCGCAATCAGCGCGTTCCTCGGGTTCTTCGGCTTCAACCTCATCGCTGCCCGGCCGACCTTCGGGAACTTCCGTGCGACCGCGCGCCCCGCGCGCACCGAGTACTTAGTCGGTTCCGGGGCGTTCTTGTCCTTCACCCGGGCCCTTGCCAACGCCAGCGCCTGCTGAGTGGCGACCGCACCGAACGCCGCACCCGTGGCGTTGTTCGCCAGCCCGACCGCGACTTCCTTGCGTTTCCGGGCATCCGGATCCGACGACTTCTTCGACACGTATTCGATCATCACAGTGGCCTCTGCGCCAGGTTCGCGCCCTGAATCAGCTGCGTCATCAGGTATTGCGCCTCATCCTCGTTCAACTTGTCGCGCCACCGCTTCGACGTCGCCGCGCGCATCAGCCGCACGTAGCTGCGCCCCATCGCACGTGACGCGCCTTGGATCGCCAGCGGATTCATCAGCTGCCGTTGTCCGCCGACCCCAGCGCCGCCGAGGGTGAACGTGGACGGCAGATACTCGGTGCCGGTCGGGCGCGGCTCGCGCCGGCTCGCCGCCTTCCCGATCTCCGAGGCCCCGATCATGCTCGACTCGTGCATAGTGCGAATGCTAGTGCAGACCTATCTCGACCGCTTCTTCTTCCGGCCCCGGTCGCTCAAACCCCACGCTGCCGCTGCCACACCAGCCGGGGCGACGTAGCGGCGCAACGCGTTCGCGTTCAGCTTGTACTGGCGGCCGAAGTACGCGGCCTGCCCTGCACGTCCGCGCAGCGCACCGGCACGCGCCGCGTCCGCCCGCGACACCCCGCGCAGCATCCGCGGTGTGACGTCCTTCAACTTCATCTCTGCCCGCACCGTCTTTGGGCTGCCCAACTTGGTGTGGGTGGTCTTCGACCCGCCCATCCGTGGCGTCAGGTGCTGCGCCTCGGCGTAGTCGCGTTCCGCTTCGCTGAGCCACTTCTTCCCTTGCCGGTTCAGCACCGTGCCGATCCCGAGCGAGCCGACCGCCGTGCCCGCACCGAGACCGCCCACCGCTTCGCGCACATCGCGCCGATCGGCCTTCTCGACCTTCTTGTTCCGCCTGGTCGCCCCGTAGGCCACCGCACCCGCGCCACCGATCAGCAGTGCGTTGCTGCCGTGCTGACCGATCCGCAGATGCCCCAGCACCTGCTTCTCCGCACCGCGCACACCCTGCACGCCCGCACGGCGGAACAGCTTGTACTTCCCGCGGCCCGCATGCGAGTTCGGGTTCATCTCGTCAGTGAACTTCATCGCCGTGTCGTGGGCATTGTGCCGGCCACCGAAGATACCGGCGCGGAACACCCGCCCGCCGGTCCTCACCTTCTGCTTGACGCCCTTCGCGCGTTCCATGTCCACCGCGATCCGATCCGCGTGCATCCCCGGAATGCCACCACCGGCAAGCCCCAGCGCGATCGACCCGCCGCCAGCGCCCACCGCGATGTTCTTCCGGCGTCTGCTGTCGTCCCGTGATGCTTTCGACACCGGGTACAGGCTCTCCGCCAAATCCGCCAACTCGCTCACGACACACTCGTTTCTACTGGATCGAACACACCTGAGACAGGCTCGCGCTTACCTCGACCATGGATCGAGAACCCGGTCACCTCGCCGTTCTTCACCTTCCGCCAGGTGTCGTCGTTGTTCACCTTGAACCCGACCCACCAGCCGATCGGCATGTCATCCGGCAGACCAAGACGCTCTTTCTTCTCCGGGGTGACGACGAACGACTCGATCATGTCGGAAGCGTGGAACGCCTCACCCTCGTCGGTGCGCTTGTGCTGATCCCCGCCCTTACGGGACTTGATCACGTACTCGTACGCCGACTTCTCCATCTCGTCGGCGTCGATCAGATCGCCCTGAGTGTCCACCACAGGTCGGCCGTTCACGCTCACGATCGACGCCCACCCGAACACCTGCCGCTTGTCGGAGTCGAACTTCGTGAACGTCCCCTCCCACTCCACCGACTTCTCCACCGGCACCTTCGGCGGCGGTGGCACATAGCGGTCCTCGGCGTAGGTGCCCTTGCGGGCCTTCTTCTCCTTCGCGGCCAGCCGGTTCTGGTTGAACTCCCACTGCTTGCGGGCCATCCCCGGCGCGATCGTCGCGTTGAACCGCTTCAGCGTCTTGTACTGGGTGTCCGGGGTGTACGTCGTCGCCACTCCGTACGCTCCCGCAGCGCCCAGGCCGATCGGAAGCAGAGCACGCTTGCGGATCGGCACCAGGCTGCGGCGCTTACGCCGGCCGTTCACCAGGTTCGCGGCCACATGCACGTCCGCGGCGTCAGGTGACGACTTGACGATCGCCTCGCCGGACAGCACCCCGGTCACCTCGTCGGCCGACGACACACCCAACGCCTGGGCCATGCCGCGGAACACTGGGTCTGACACCCACAAGCGGCCTGCCTCATCCATCGTCAACCCTTTCTGTCCGCACCGAGCACAACGTCGATCAGATCGCGCGTGAACTCTCTGCCGTCCTTAGTATCGCCGTACGTGTCGGTCATCCGCACTGCAAGATCGTGCAGTGTTTCGCGGGAAACCCCTTCGCGGTCGGTTGTCATAGCCGCCAAACCGTCCGTCCGGTCGTTCTTATAGTCGACCGTCCGCAGCGTGTTCCACGCGTACTCTTGCGGGCTTCCTGTCGTTCCCACTTCATTCGCGAACTTCTGTACCAGCTCGATCGCGGCGTACAGCTTGTCTGGGCGGTCTTCATCCCACCCGACATGCGCCCCTTCCGGCGCGCCATAGTCGAACAGGCTCGGCATGAGCCCCGGGTGGCTGGACACATAGTTGGCCATCTCATACGCCTTCGCCGGGTCGTCGTCCTCGATCTGCATGAACGTGTTGAGAAGCATCGCAGACTTGTACTTGCGCAGCACATCCATCACAACCGTTCGACCCTGATCGCCGTACTTCGCTTGCACCTTGTCCCACATCGCGCTGGCCTCGGCCGCGGTCTGCGGGTATGTGAATGTTTCACCGTCGATCTTGGCGGTCTGGGCCAGCAGAGTTTCGCTGAACGACGGACTGTTGAACACCTCCGCGATCTCAGTCACGAAGTGCATCCCGCCGTCGAACGACAGCAGATCCAACGCGGTTTGAGTCATCTGCGAATCGGCAAGACCGACGACTGGCATCTCAATATCGGCCAGCCCCAGATACAACTTCTGCGCTGATTCCAGCCATGCGCGTGTGTCATCGGTCATGACCAGTGATGCGTTCAGTAGCGGGTTGGTGTCTCTAACGTCATGGCCCTGGCCTTTCTGCCTCGACGCTGACACGATCGAGTTCAACGGAATGTTGAACAGCAACTGGCCTTCCACATCGCCAGTCACAAGTGGTGCATCAGGCGGCACAACGCGGAACCTGAACAGTGGCCGCTCCATGCCCGGATTCTCCGGCGGCGGCACGTCGAACTCGTTGGTCTTGATCCCCTCGTAGTCCCTGTGCTTCCACCCTGCGTTCGCTCCGTAGAACGCGAACGCTGGAATCTCATCGTGGTTACGGGCGCGCTGCAACATTTGAACGCCGTAGACGGTTGTGGTCAGTACCGGGACCGCAACAGAATCGTCGCCGGCGTTGCTCCACCGCTGCACGTAATGGTGAGGTTCATCCGGCAGTGTCTTCGCATCCGATTCGAGCATGCCCAACTGTTCGAAAGACGTATGCGCCAACTCAGTCATCAACCACTCGCGGGCCTTCGGGCCGCCAGGCATCGCCTTGTCTTGCGGGTATCCGGCCGGCCACACAGCAGCCAGCGCGTCCACCAGCAGCGCAGACTGGTCGACGTCCACCGTGTCGAAGTCCTGCGACTTCAGCGTCTTCCGGCGCGCAGCAAGATCGTCCAGATACTTGCGGGCCAGCGGCCCCTTCTGCTGCTTGATCTTCTTCGCACGTTCGCGAATCCGCTGCTTGCGCTGCTCCTGCGCGTCTTTGAGCCGATCCGTGTTGACCTTCACCTGCGTGGCAGGCGCGCGCAGCGCCTCGATCTGCGCCTGGCGCTGCTCCTGCACCTGGCGGCGCATCACTTCACGGTTCGCTTCGAACTGCTTCGCCTCGGCCTGCTCGCGCGCCACCCTGCGCTCCTTGCGGCGCTTACGCTGCTGCGCCACCTCCCGGCGAGCCTTCATGTACGCGTCCTTCTCCGCTTGGCTCAACTGCTTGTACTCCGCCATCGGCAACTTCGACCCGTCGAACACGCGAGCCTCGCGTTTCTGCTGGCCACCTTCGCCCTCACCCTGTCTGGCGAACTGGCCCTCCTCGTCGCGCAACACACGACGTCGTAGCCGGCGCCCACCCACGCGCACCTCAATCCAGTCCTCCTCCGCCTTAGACACCGGTTCAGACACCTGCGCCGACGTTGACGCCGCCCAGGAGCCCAACGCCACATCGGCAACGTCAGCAACCACCGGCGGTGGAAGGATCGGCGCGGCCACCTTGGACGCGTACACCGCAGCCTCGCCAGGCGGCAGGCCGTACCCTTCCGAGGCGCGTTGCAGCGCCAACGGCCACGGCACACCCGCCGACGTCAACGTGTCGACGATCTCCAACGCGCCCGCGTCCGCAGCGGCCTTCACACCGTCCAGATCACTACCCGCAGTCACCTGCCAAGCGTCAGCAGCGCTGCTGTGGTCAACCCCGGCAAGAGCAGACCGAACCTCGTCGACCGACACCGCCGTGCTACCAGCCAACCCCGACAGCGCTTGCGCGCCCAACGCGTGCAGACCGAGCAGTGCCGCCCCCGCCCCAGACACGCCATCGTCAGAGGACACGCGACCGAGAAGATCACGTGCAGCATCCGCATCAGACCACCACCGTCGAGTCACACCGCCAACCTATCCAAACCTGCCTGCACATCCTCGGCAGTCAACTTGAACATCTCGTCGCGGGCAGGCTTCTTCGACGTTGAAAACAGCCTGGCCTGATGCGCACCCACAATCGCCTCGACGAGCGACCGCACCCCGCGCGCGTTCAAAGGGTTCTCAGGATTCCCGCCGGCGATCTTCGTCGCCTTCTTGAACGCGCGCTTCGCATTGTCGTCAGACAACTTGTAGCTGCTGCTGTTCACCGCCCGCAACCCGATCTGGTTAAGCTCCTGCGCGTTGTACGAGTCAAACGGGATCCTCCGCGGGAACCGTGACGTCATACCCGAGTTGAACTGCGACAGGTACTTCACCACATCCTCGCTGCCCGGTTCGTCACCGTAGCCGGCAAGAATCACCACCGTGTCGTCACGCCGGTCCTCCGCCAACTTCAAGAACTGGTTCAACGCCTCCAACCCTGGCGTGTCCTGCGGGCCGTTCACCATCGAGTACGCCTCGTCGACGAACAACACACCACCGCGGGCCTGGTCGAAGATCTCCTTGACCTGCGTAGCTGTGCCACCCTCATACGGATTCACCAGGTCGCGGCCCGAAATCTCCAACAAGTCTGGTTTCTTCACCAGCCCGATCGCGTGATATGCCTTCGCCAACAGGCGCCCAGCCGACGTCTTACCCGTTCCAGGCGGGCCCGTGAACACTAGATGCATCGTGCGGTTCTGCTCGTTCTCCGGAATGTCGAAGTTATACTCGTGCGCCGCTTCTGCGTACTTCGCCTCACTGATCAGGTTGTTGAACTCCTGCTTCACCCGATCCAAGCCCACCATCTTGTCGAGTTCTTGCCTCACCTCTTCGAGTTGCGGGTTCTCCTCAATACGGCGACCTGCGGCGGCACCCCGCGCGCCAGATCCGCCTTGACCAGTCGCTCCCACCGGCTCCCCCGCGCCACCGGTACGCCCCGTCGGGACCGCTGCGACCCCTGGGCCTTCTCGAACACGATCCGGTTCACCAAGAACTTCGCTGCCGCCAGCCGTTCCTCGTCCGTCCCCTGGGCCTGCGGCGGAAGGCTGCGGGCCGCCAGTGCTTTTGGGACCACATCACCTCCCATCTCCGTCAAACCGTTCGCCGCCAACTCCGCAGCGTCCAACGACAACGCCGCAAACAGTGCCGAATGGTAAGAATCCGCGTTCGCTTTTCGCTCCGCCGCTGCGCTCGCGTCCACACTGGCAGCAGCGCGCAGCTTCTCCGCGCGCCCATCGCCAACAGCGGCCAGCACACCCGCATCACCAGTACGTACCAGCGCCCACGAGTTCACCTTGTCGGTGTTCTGCCGCCCGAGCGCTTCTGCCACCACATCCGCCGGTGCACCAATCAGGCTCGTACCGTTCGCTGTGGCTGTCGACAAGAAGTCGTTGATCTCCTGGAAACCCGCCAGATTGTCGCGAACGTTCTTCAGCGTCGCCAGCCGGGTCCTGATCTCCTCAATATCCTTGCTGGGCTTCGCAAGTTCATCCGAATCCATCGCACCCGGGTACGCGTACTGCCCCTGCAACGCCGTATCCACCGCGGACTTCACACCCGCGTACAGTTCGGCGTCCGACGTCGCATCGCGCAGCTCCGGGATCGCTGCTGGCCGGCCGTTGAACTTCTCGTCGAAGGCGCGCCACGGCAACTTCGCGATCGACATGGCCATCGCCACATCCACCGCGCCCATCAAGTCGTCGCTCGCCTCACCGCCACGCTCAAACACGCCACCATTCGCGATCATGGCGAGCATGCTGTCGTACCGCTCAGGCTTACCGCTGAGCCAGTTCGCCAACTCATTGAGCACACGCGGCCCCTGATTGGGCACCGGCAGATCCAGCAACCGGCGCATCTCCGCGTCGCCAGCCTCATCCGTCTGCCCCTTGAACGCCTTATTCTTGTACGTCTCGTCCAAGTCGTCGTTGATGTGCGCGTTCTGCCATTCAGCAAGTGCCGCGTCGAACTCATCGGCCACCTGGTCTCCGGTCTCACCATCCTGGCGGGCAATCGCACCAACCATCTCCCGATACAACCGGTCCGCGTTGTTCCTGGCCTTGTCCTGCACCGCTTTCATCGCGAACGGAATCTCCGCCGTGTTCTGCGCAGCAGGCTGCTCAGGCGCCTCGACAGCAACCTCCCGGCCACCGCCGGCAGCAGGCCGCTCACCACCACCAGAAGCAGGCTGCTCGGCGTTACGCTGCGCGGCTTGCGCGGCTTGCGCCTCCTCACCGATCTTCAGCGGATCCCACACCTTCTTCTTCGGCTCCGGCAGCCCAGCACCGGCCTGCATGGTGTTCCCCGAACGCACCGCGCCCGGCAGCACATACTGCTTGTCGCCAGCCTTCTCCGCTCGCGCCAGATTGTGCGCCAGCTTCGCCTCACCCATCGCCGGAGACGCGTCCATGAAGTCGCCCACACCACGCCGAGACACCTCACGGATGAAGTACGGGTAGTACGACTGCAACGTGCGCAACGCCACCTCGTACCCTTCGGAGTTCAACGACAGCAGCCGAACCTTCTCCTTCTCCTTCTCCCCCACCCGCCGCTGCACCTCGTCAGCCACCCCACGCGGCGTCAGGCCCTCGATCTTCTCCACATCCGCGCGGATCGTCTTCCGCTCGTCCGCGCTGACCGTCATCGCATCCTGGCGGGCCTGCGCCTCAAGCTCCTCGTACAACTTCTTCTCGGCCTTCGCGTCACCGCCCGTGCGGGCCGTGCGAATCTTCGCCTGCTGGCGCAACTCCGCCTTCTTGTCCGGATCCAGGTCGCGCGCGTAGATCCCCTCCGCCGCCAACTGGTCCAGAATCCGCTCGTAGGTGTCCACCATCCCCAGCGCACGCTCCGACATGCGCTTCTGGTTGCGGAACGACGGGTCGAACTCCAACTCGAACACCCCAGACGCCGACACCACCGCACCAGCCCGTGCGTTCGTCGTCAACAACGTCCGAATGTCGTCGGTGGTCATACCGCCCAACTGGCGAGTCCGCACATACTGCCCACCCGACATCGCCTTACGTGCCTTCAATCCGAACGGGTTGTAGTGATCACCGCCAACACCCACGGCCTGCGACACCACCCGGCCGTTCGCGTCGATCACCACACCCTCACTGGGAAGATCCTTACCGATCCCGTTCGCGATCTCCTGGATCAGATTCCGCAACGGCTTGATCCCGGTGTTGATCGACCCGTCCGCCGGCGTCGACTCCTTCGTCCGCCGGGCGAACATGCGCGTCTGACGGCGCACGAACTCCTCCGCCACACGGTCACGCTGCACACCAAGACGAATCTGGTCCGTCGTCGGCTGGCGGCCCTGCGGGTCGCCCTGCCACATCTTCAACCGCTGACCGATCCGCGGCATCAACTCCGTAGTGCGGCCCTGCCCGCCCCGAGGGGCCTGCACCGGACGGTCAACCTCCGCGATCGCCTCGCGCACAATGTCGCCAGGCAGCGGCTTCGCACGCTGCTCCGGCGCCGTCAACACGCCCATAGCCCGCTTGTCGTCAGCACCGGACACCAGGAACGACGCCGCATCCACGAACTCCCGATCCGGGCGGGGCTTCTCCGTGCCCCGATACCGGTACGCCGCCCGCGTCAACGCCGGCCGCAGCGACTCTCCGGCCTCCGTGGCCACCGCCGCACGCCGCAACATCGACCCGGTGTCCTTCATCCCCACACCCGACGCCAGCTCTGACGCGCCACGCAAGATCCCCGTCATCCGCGACATCCGCGTCGCCTCAGTCGACCCAGGCTCGAGGATGTTCATGATCGTGTTCATCTGCTCGGCCGTCACGTTCTGCGCACCCAGCAGATCCATCTTGCTCGCCGCGTCCAGGCTGCGCGCCACCCGATCCAGGTCCGCCCCGTCAAGATCGTTGTCCGGCACCACCTCGTAAGAGTCGATACGCCCGTCGTACAGGCCATGCTCAATGTTGCGCAGCCCCGACTCCTTCGCCCAGTCGGGCACCCGCTGGTCGGGGGTGTCCCGGTCCTTGAAGTGAATGATCATCGTCGAGTTGTCGCGAGTGTGCTTGTCCAGACGCTTCAACAGCTCCGCACGCAGGTTACGGGTCTGCATCCAGTCCGCAAGGTACTCTTCGACCTGCTTCTTCTGACCCTCGGTAACACCCTGATCCTTGAAGTCCTGTCCGTCGCCCTTGGTCCACCCCGACTGCTTCACCGCCGTCGGAAGCTTCTCCCGATCCCGGTTGTACACCGTCGCCAACGGAGTCCGACGCCCCGCCACCGCACGCCTCGAGAACCGGCCACGCTCATCACGGTTCACGTACTGCACCCAGCCGTCACGCTGAATCTGGTCCTGACCGGCCTTCGCCACATCCACCATCTGCGCGAAGTCGTCCAGCATCACACCCACCACACCAGACGGGTTTTCACCTGCCCGCACCGCGTCCACATACGAACGCAACGCCGCCTTGCGCACATGATCCACCACCAGCGGATCCAACGCCTTAGCCACCAGCGCATCGCGGGCCTCGATGTACTGCGGGTAGAACTCATCCCACAGCGCCTCCGCCAGCCACACATCACCCGTACCAGGCTCCACCTGGTCCAATGCCTTCAGCAGACGCTCAACGCTCATCAGACAGTCCCTCTCCGATACACCACACGCGGGCCGCGCCGCGCCATCGACCCTGCACGCTGCGGATTGAAACGGTACGCCTTCACAGGCCGCAACACCTTGCCACCGAACGCCTTACCCACCATCTCCGGCAACTCCTTCGCCGGCACATCATCCGAAATGCCCCTGGCCCGCGCCTCACCACGACGCGACACCATCCGGCCCTCCTTCTTCCACCCGCGCGCATACGACGCCCGACGCCCAGACTGCACCGCCATGTACGCCGTCGGCACCGCCCCAGCCACCGCCAAACTCGGCGACCGCAACTTCACCCCGGCCCCCGCAGCCGCGCCCGTAGCCGCAGCACCAGCACCCCACCTCACCGCCGCATCCCGATTCCGGCGCCGCTGCTGGTCAGTCGTGGCATACCAGCGCATCGCCCCCGGCGACACATGCTCCTTCCACCGCTCATCCTCACGCCACATCGCCTTCGCCAGATCCACCGACGGCTTACGCCTACCCAGCGACTCCTCCTGATCGGCGATATCCCGCTTCAACGACGACCCCCACTTGAACGACGACCCCGCCCCCACCAGACCCGACACGATGCCCGTGGTGTTCGCCGACCGCTCCAACTTCGCCGACATCTTCCCGTGGCCGACGTCGTACACCTTCTGCTTGAACTGCTTGGCCTTCGGCGTCTTCGGCGTCCACGGCTTCAACGCCCGGTGCAACCCGCGCGCACCCAACGGGGTTGCGCGTAGCCCGGCAGCCGTCACCGCAGCAGCACCCGCGCCAAGCGCCAACCGGCGCTGCGCCTTGTCACGGTCCAGCTTGTCCCAGCGTTCCTGCAACGTCTGACGAGCCATCACACACCACCTTGTCCCGGGATCGACTGCGGAGCACCCTGCGGAGCAGTCTTCTGCTGCTCCTGCCCAGGCGCCGCAGCACCAGGCGCACCCGGCATCGCCATCGGATTCTCCAACTGCTCCACCGCCTGCTTCGCCTGCAAGAACTCCGCCTGCGACGCCAAGAACTCCGCAGCCACCGAACGCTCCGACCTGACGGTCTCCACGTCCTCGTCCTTCTTGCTCATCTCCGGCAGACGCGCCACCGCACGGGCGAACTTCTCCATCTCCGGATCCGGGAACCACTTCATGCCCATCGACGACATCGACTGCATGAACGACGACAACTGCGCCAAGTCAGGCGCGTCCACATCCATCGGCTCGATCGTCGGCATCTCCTCCACCGTGAACCCGTTCAAACGGATCAACCGGGGGATCGCCTGACGGTTCAACACCTGCGCGATCGACTCGCAGATCGAGTTCAACGCCGTCCGGAAGATACCCGTCTTGTCCACATGCATCGAATACGAACCCGTGGACTGATGACCCACCATGATGAAGTCCGCCAACACCGTCATCAGGATCCGCTGCTCATACCGCTGGATGATGTTGTCCGTCTGGAACTGCCGGCCACCACCAGACCCCAGCAGCTGGAAGTCGAACAGCGGCTGCTTGGTGTCCTGGTCGTACTGGATCGGGAAGACCAGGCCCTCCTGCTCATCACGCCGGATCGACCGCACCATCTTCTTGAAACCCTCGACGGCCTTCGCCTGCTGCGACCCCGGCGCCGCCCGCAACCACTCCGCAGGCACCTTCACCATCGGCAAACCCGCCAAGTCACGCTCCACACCGACAGCCTCAAACTCCTCGATGCGCTTCTTCATGTACCACGGCCGGTACGCGTTACGCAGCAGCGAGACACCCTCTGGGTTGCCCTTGAAATGCTGGAAGCGGAACAGCAACGACCTGTCATACGGGATCGTCACCTGCTTGTACGCCGGCGGCGGGATCTGCACCATCGCACGAACCTCGCCGTGCTCGTCGAACACCCACTTGAACAACGTCTCCTGCGCACGAATCGGCAACTTGCGCCACGCGATCATCCCGTCCGAGTACTTCGAACGCATCCGGCGGTCCGCCGCATACACCCCGCCCCGACGCTTGTACACCACCTCATGCCACGACCAGCCGAACACCAACATCGTCAACACCTCGGTGATGAACTCATCCCAGGTGTGCTCCATGTCGTCCATGCTCGTCTCGAGCAGATGCGCCGCCTTCGAATCCGCCCGGCCCTTACCCCCAGGCTTCACCGTCCACTTCACATTCCGCAGCAACATCCGGATGCTGAACAGCAACGCCCCCACCAGCGGGTC